AAGACCCACAGAGAGGTATGCACCGGTGTGTTGCTTCATTTGACTTGAACAGTTTGTATCCACACTTGATGATGCAATACAACATTTCACCTGAAACATTGATTGAAGTTGCTGACTACACACAAGACATGCGTGACATTATTATGCGCGGCGTAAGCGTTGATAAATTGCTGAATAAATCGGTTGACCTATCTAAAATGAGTGGTTATACTATTACTCCAAACGGACAGTTCTTTAGTACGACCAAACAAGGTTTCTTACCAAAGATGTTGGAAGAAATGTACATTGACCGTTCCAAGTTTAAACAGCTGATGATTCAGGCAAAAAAAGATTATGAAGTTGAAACTAATGAGACAAAGAAGAATGAGTTGGATAAACGAATTGCTAGGTATAATAACCTACAACTAGCAAAGAAAGTATCTCTGAATTCGGCATACGGCGCCTTGGGCTCCAAGTATTTCCGATTCTATGATTTGCGACAAGCTCTTGGTGTTACCTCTGCGGGTCAACTTAGTATTAAATGGATTGAGAATAAAATCAATTCTTATATGAACAAACTATTAAAGACCGACAAAGATTATGTTATCGCCTCAGACACAGATTCGATTTATCTCCGCCTTGGTGAGCTTGTTGATAAAGTGTATGGTGCGGGAAAAGAAAACTCTACCTCTCCAAACATTGACAAACAACAAGTTATTGCCTTCATGGACCGTGTATGCGAAGATAAAATTCAACCGTACATTGATGAAAGCTACCAGGAGCTTGCTACGTATGTTAATGCGTATGCCCAAAAAATGCAAATGAAACGTGAAGGTTTGTCCGATAAAGGTATTTGGACTGCCAAGAAACGGTACATTCTTAATGTATACAACAATGAGGGTGTTCAGTACAACGAACCACACATGAAGGTGATGGGACTTGAGATGATTAAGTCTTCTACACCGGCTGCGATTCGTGAGAAGATGAATACCTTAATTAAAATGGTGATGCTCGGCACTGAAGAACAGGTACAAGAATTCATTCAAACCTTTAGACAAGAATTTAAATCTTTACCTGCTGAAGATATTTCTTTCCCAAGAGGACTTAATGGCTTGAAAACTTATTCTGATTCTGTTACAATGTACAAGAAGGGCACACCGATTCATGTTCGTGGTGCCATCGTGTACAATCATTTCCTGAAGCAGTATAAATTGGATAAGAAGTATCCATTGATTCAAGAAGGCGAGAAACTCAAGTTTACATACTTGAAAGTTCCAAACCACTTCAAAGAATCAGTCGTATCTTTTCCAGGTCGATTGCCAAAAGAATTCAATCTACAAGAGTATATTGATTATGACACACAGTTTGATAAGTCTTTCCTCGAACCAATCAAAGTGATTTTAGATTGTATTGATTGGAAAACAGAAAAGACTAATTCATTGGATAGTTTTTTTAACTAAAGGAATATTATGAGTTTATTAGATAAAATTAAAAAGAACAGTACGATTAAAGACAGTGCTGTGCTTGCAACATCAAAGTTTTTTACCAAAAAGGATATGATTTCAACATCGATCCCAATGGTAAACGTGGCGTTGTCGGGTCGTTTAGATGGTGGTCTAACACCAGGTCTTACAATGTGGGCAGGACCTTCTAAACACTTTAAGACTGCTTTCAGTTTGCTGATGGCCAAGTCTTACATGGACAAGTATGAAGATTCAGTAATGTTGTTTTATGATTCTGAGTTTGGTACTCCACAGTCCTACTTTGATACATTTGGTATTGATACTGAACGTGTCTTACACACACCACTGACTGATATCGAACAATTGAAGTTTGATATTATGAAACAACTTGAGGGCTTTGAACGTGGCGAACATATTATTATTGTTATTGATTCTATTGGTAATCTTGCGTCTAAGAAGGAAGTAGATGATGCATTAGATGGCAAATCAGTTGCTGATATGTCACGCGCTAAACAGGTCAAGAGTTTGTTCCGTATGGTCACACCACACCTATCACTCAAAGATATTCCAATGGTTGTTGTTAATCACACATACAAAGAAATCGGAATGTTCCCTAAAGACATTGTTGGTGGTGGCACAGGCAGTTATTATTCTGCCGATAACATCTTTATTCTTGGTCGCCAGCAAGAGAAAGATGGAACTGAATTAACTGGTTACAATTTTATTATCAATGTGGAGAAATCACGATATGTTAGGGAAAAATCTAAAATTCCTGTTTCTGTATCTTTTGATGGTGGCATTAGTAAGTGGTCTGGCTTGCTTGACGTTGCCATTGAATCTGGTCATGTAATCAAACCATCAAATGGTTGGTACTCACGTGTCAACACAGAAACCGGTGAAATAGAAGACAAGAAGTTCCGTGAGAAGGATACTAACACTGAAGAATTTTGGTCTAGTATGCTCGTCAATGAATCGTTTAAAGAATCTGTAAGGAAGAAATATGAAATCGCTTTTGGCAACATTATGGGAGAAGATTTCAATACGGCAGAAGCCACAGAAGCTTGAGTACAAGTTTCTAAACTTACCTGAAGAAGAAACCACAATGGTAGAGATTACCGGTGGTAAGTATTCAGGTGTAGTATTCTCGTATGGTCATGTTAGATTTGAGGAAGGTGATATGGGTCAACTACAGTTTACCTATAAAATCCAAAGTCCAGGTCAACATGGCCATGCGAGCTTGCTAACTGATCGTGAATATCATACAATGATGGGAGAAATTCTCACAGACATTATTATTAATCAAGAAAGCCATAATGAACAGACTAGAACACTCGATTCTGAAAAATCTGATTTACAATGAAACGTTTGCTCGTAAAGTCTTGCCGTTTCTCCGTAACGATTATTTCTCCGATAACACCGAGAAAGTAGTCTACAAAGAAGTTGATGAATTTATCAACAAGTACAACAGTCTGCCTACACATGAGGCCCTCATCATTAATCTCACCGAGAGTAAGAGGTTAACTGAACAAGAGGTTCGTAATTCTATTGAGTTGTTACACAATATCAACCAACACAAAGACGAACCAACCGAGATGAAGTGGTTGGTCGAACAGACTGAGAAGTTTTGCCAAGACAAAGCAATCTACAATGCCATTATGGAATCTGTTTCGATTCTGGATGACAAAGGTGATAAGAAGGCCAAAGGTGAGATTCCAAAGATTCTCAGTGATGCCTTGGGTGTTTCGTTTGACCCGAATGTTGGTCACGATTACATTGATGACTTCTCAAATCGTTATGACCTGTATCACAAAGTTGAATCTCGTATTAAGTTTGACCTTGATATCTTCAATAAAATTACTAAAGGCGGCCTGCCAATTAAGACATTGAATGTTGCACTTGCAGGCACTGGTGTTGGTAAGTCTTTGTTCATGTGTCACGTTGCAGCAAGTTGTTTATCGAATGCACAGAATGTTTTGTACATCACGATGGAAATGTCCGAAGAAAAGATTGCTGAACGCATTGATGCAAACTTAATGAATGTGACAATGGATGAACTACACGTAATGTCTAAAGATGATTATGTCCGTAAGTTTGGTGTACTGAAGAACAAGACACAAGGCAAGTTAATCATCAAAGAGTATCCAACTGCCGCAGCCAATGCACTCCACTTCCGTGCTTTGCTTCAAGAGTTGCTGTTGAAGAAGAGTTTTAAACCAGATATTATCTTCATTGATTACCTGAATATTTGTTCGTCATCACGTATCAAACCTGGTGGCTCTGTTAACTCATACACATATATCAAATCGATTGCAGAAGAATTGCGTGGTCTTGCCGTTGAAGCAGGCCTGCCAATTGTAACTGCTACACAAACAACTCGGTCTGGTTTCACCAACACCGATGTTGACTTGACAGACACAAGTGAATCGTTTGGTTTACCTGCGACTGCTGACTTTATGTTTGCTTTGATTAGTACAGAAGAACTTCAACAGTTGAACCAGATTATGGTGAAGCAATTGAAGAATCGTTACTCTGACCCTAGTGTGTTCAAACGTTTTATTGTCGGTATTGACAGATCAAAGATGCGACTTTATGATACTGAACAATCTTCACAGTCTGATATCTCCGATTCTGGTCAACCAGATAAACCACTAAGTACATTTGGTAACAGAGAACGGAGAAACAAATTTGATGGAATTAAAGTATGAACTTGACAGTAGAACAAGGTGCTTATGTTGCCAATGTGTTCTCGGAATATTTCGATAAGTTTGGCCGCATAGATGAGTATATGCGTGAACAGAAACTGGCATCAATGTCAGAGAGACCATTCACGTTACCTGGATGTGGACCAGAAGAAGACTTGTTCTCCGACTTCACAATGTCACCGGCAGATATGGAGTTTGAGATTGTTGATTTGCCTCAAGACCGATGGGATATTTACCTTAATATGATATCGTCACATTCAAACATGACAAGTATACCTGGTCGTTGTTTGCGCTTGGCAATCTTGGAGAAGAAGACTGGAAAGTGGTGTGGTTTCATTCGTCTTGGTTCTCCAGTCATCAACTGTAAGCCACGAAATCAAATGCTTGGACAAGTGTTTACGCAAGTCCAAGGCGGTGCTCAAAGGTTCAATCAATGTGCAGCGATGGGTTTCGTTATTGTACCGGCACAACCATTCGGGTATAATTACCTTGGTGGCAAACTGTTGGCTGCGATCTGTACCTCACATGAAGTGCGTGAGATGATGAATCAGAAATATAAAATGTCAATGTGTTTGTTTGAGACTACCAGTTTGTATGGTTCTTCTAAGGCAGTATCACAGTATGACGGCATGAAACCATTGATTCGCTTCAAAGGTCTAACTGATTCAGATTTCTTACCGATGTTACATGGCCAAGCTTACGCCGATTTGAAAAACTATGTTGAAGCAATCATCGGTGAACCACTTGCACCAGAAGATGCTTCATCACGCAAGCTGAAAATATCCAATCACATCGTTTCGTTAACCAAAGTTGCACTAAAAGGTACACCAGAAGCTGCCAAGTTTGCACAGACGATTGAGAATGCCAAGAATCTGAATGAACAGAAACGATACTTCATATCTGATTATGGTTACAAGAACATGGTTGATTTTGTAAATGGCAAGGCTGACAAGTTGTTACCAGGTGAAAACTATGAGAAGTTTCATTTAAACAACATCATCGAATGGTGGCGTAAGAAAGCCATCAACCGATATGATACGATTAAGGCTGATAATCGTATCAGGACCGAACAAGAAGTTTGGACCGGTGATAAAGTGCTTGACATTATCCGGTAACCAGGTAGGATAAATACTCCAATAACCAATGGAGTATTAGATGGCCGGTAATGCGATAGAGACAGCAAAGCAAGAAAACGCTTCAAAAGTCTATTTCAGAAATTACATTGAGGGTACAAAGGTGCCTTCAGAATCGGAATTATTTTCAGAAGTAGTGAAAGTTTATCCTGAACTTGCAAAAAATATTGCCTTAAGAACTTCTTGGATGAGTACATTCCAAAAACAAGCCGAAGCACTAAAGAAGTATTTGGGTACAAACAAAGGATATGATTATTCACGTGATGAGAGAAATGGTTTCATGTTCTTCATTGAAGACATTGCCAAAAGTAGATGTGGTGTTTCTACCAAAGATAATTGGGATCCTGCTGATATTTACATGATTAGAAAATCCAAAGAAAATGTAATAAGAAAAAAATTAGATTCTATTACCAAAAACACCGATAAGATGGCCAACATTTATTCACTGAATGCTTATATGCGTGAGTTGATACAATCAAAAGACTTGGTTCCAGTATCACTCAAAGCTATTTCTAAAACTAAAACTAAAGCTGATTTGGAATTATCCAATATGGGTAAAGGCAAAGCAAAAGAATTAATTTTTGAAAATATTGGTCCACTTAAATGTTATGCAAATTTTGGAACAAATAATAAAACGCCAACTGAAATAGACAATGGTGAGATTGCAGGACAATTTAGAGCTGGTGAGAGCTTAGTCAATTGGCAAACTAGAAACTTTAATATGTCAACTCCTAGGGGTGGTGTACAAACTGATTTGACACCAACTGGTAAAGATGCTGGTGCTAAGATTGGTAAAGCTTCTGCTGATGCGATTGATGAATTCTTTTCTAAAAATTATTCAAAATTAGGAATCATTAGACCAGTAAATGCTGGTAAAGATCCAAAAATTCCACCTGTCGGTAAATGGACACCAGAGACCATAAAGTATTGGGTGGATTTTCAAAAAGAATTATCTAGAATGAAAGTTAATGATAAGAGTATAGATTTTGGTGATATGAAGGTGATGTATAAAGGTAAACAAGTTTCGAC